CGTTGCTTCAGCTCTTCAGATGGCTGGTGTTCTTGACTACACCCCTGCTCTTAACTCAAACAATCTTCAGGTAGACGACACTGGTAACACTTTCGCTGGTGTTCTTAACGGTCGTCTAAAGGTATACATCGATCCATACGCAATCGGTGGTAACTATCTAACTGTTGGCTATAAGGGTTCTTCAGCGTTCGATGCTGGTCTATTCTATTGCCCATACGTTCCTCTACAGATGGTTCGCGCTGTTGATCCTTCAAGCTTCCAGCCAAAGATCGGCTTTAAGACTCGTTACGGCATGGTAGCAAACCCATTCGCTGAAGGTCTTACTAAGGGTGCTGGTCGTGCTGGCCAGATTAACTCTAACGTTTACTACCGTAAGGTAATCGTAAACAACCTAATGTAATATTAGGAAGAAGACGGTTTCAAGCCGCAAACTTTAAGAGGGGTCTTCGGATCCCTCTTTTTTTATATAAATAGTTGAAATGGAGAATGCTATGACAGCTATAGATCAAACGCCATCAAATAAGAATTTTTTAAGTCCTCTTAATTTTAGATTTCAAATTAAGAAAACACCTTATACAAACTTTTTTATTCAAAAAGTTAATATACCAGCTATAAGTTTGCCAGACGCTATAACTCCAACACCATTTATTGATTTACCATTTCCAGGTGATCACTTAAAATATGGTGAATTGAATATAACATTTAAAGTTGATGAAAATTTTACAAATTATATGGAAATAAACAATTGGATTGTTGGAATAGCTCAAGAAAGTAGCTTTGATGCTTATAACCTCATTTCAAGCCAACCATCTTATACAGGTAATGGTGTATTTTCAGATATAAGTTTGTTTATTTTAGCTAGTACTAAAGTTCCAAATTACGAAATTTCTTTTATCGATGCTTATCCTAAAGCTCTCAGTGATCTTGTTTTTAATACTACAGACACAGATGTAAATTACGTACAAGCTTCCGCAACATTTAAATATAGTAGATACGAAATTAACAAAATATAGCTTGACTTTTACCGTAGGTATAGTATACTAATAATTATTTGTTTGTGAGATTTTGCAATGAAAATTGAAGATATACTAGATAATTGGAAAGAAGATTCCAAAATAGATAGAACAGAACTTGGAGATGAAGCTTTAAAAATACCTAAGCTTCATCACAAATATTATCAAATTTATGTTAGTGAACGTTTATCTTTAAGATCTTTAGAATTTGAAATGAAACAACTAAAGTTAGACAAATACGAGTTTTATACTCAAGGACCGAACGAAGAAACTCAAGCTAAAGGTTGGAAAATACCAGCAAAGGGTTTAATTCTTAAAGCTGATATACCAATGTATATGGATGCTGACCCAGAGATTATTAAGCTTTCTCTTAAAATTGGGTTACAACAAGAAAAATTAGAACTTCTAGAATCTATAATTAAATCATTTGGTAATAGAGGATATAACATTAAAGCCGCTATTGATTGGCAAAAGTTTACTATGGGGGCATAATGGAAAAAATTTATATCCGTAAAATAAACGAAATATATAACAAAATAGAATGCGAACCTAGCACAGCTTATGAATTGAATGACTATTTTACTTTTGATGTTCCAGGTGCAAAATTTATGCCTGCTTACCGTAACAAATTTTGGGACGGTAAAGTCAGGCTTTTTCAATTATTGACAGGTTATATTTACGGTGGTTTAAATCGATATGTAGAAGAATTTGCCAATTCCCGTAATTATGAAATTGAATTTTCTGACGAATTTTCTTCCGACGAATTTTCAGTAAAAGAAGCCAAAGAATTTATAGAAACTTTAAAAATACCAGAAAAATATCAAGTAAGAGATTATCAGTTAGAAGCATTTGTACATGCTGTTCGCGAGCGTAGAGCTCTTCTTTTATCACCGACTGCGTCAGGTAAGTCATTTATAATCTATCTATTAACGAGGTACTATCATGCACGAACTCTTATTATTGTGCCAACTACTTCTCTGGTTAGTCAACTTGCCTCTGACTTTGCTGACTATGGGCTTGTATCTGATCGGTTCGTTCATAGAATCTTTGCTGGACAAGATAAACAAACGGATAAACCAATTACCATCTCAACCTGGCAGTCTATATATAAAATGCCTAAAGAATTTTTCAAACAATTTGATGTGGTCATAGGTGATGAAGCTCACTTATTTAAAGCGAAGAGTCTTACTAGCATCTTGTCTAATCTTGATAGTTGCAGATATCGCTTTGGATTCACAGGTACTCTTGACGGCACTCAAACTCATAAGCTTGTCCTTGAAGGTTTGTTTGGTCCTGTCAGAAAAGTTACTACAACTGCTGAGCTAATTGATCAGAAACATCTAGCAGATTTTAAAATTAAAATCATCGTATTATCTTATCCTGAAGAGGTAAGGAAAATGATAACACGTGCAGCAGATTATCAAGCTGAAATGGATTATATTGTAAAATTAGAAGCTCGTAATAAATTTATTCGTAACCTCGCGCTATCGCTCGAGGGCAACACATTGTTGCTTTTCCAGTTTGTAGAAAAACATGGAAAAGAATTATTCTCTAAAATAAAAGAAGAAGCTACTGGTCGTAATGTATATTATGTTTCTGGTAGTGTGGAAGGAGAAGAACGTGAAGAAATTCGTAAAATTGTGGAAACAGAACAAAATGCTATTATCGTTGCTAGTTATGGAACTTTCTCCACAGGTGTTAATATTCGTAATTTGCACAATGTTATATTTTCTAGTCCTTCCAAATCTAAAATTAGAAATCTACAGTCAATTGGTCGTGGACTACGTAAGTCCGACACTAAAGATAGTGCAACGTTATATGACATTGCCGATGATATGAGTTGGAAAACAAAGAAGAACTTTACTTTGCTCCACTTTATGGAAAGAGTAAATATATATAATGAAGAGAAATTCGAGTACAAGATCTTTAAGGTTAATCTTAAGGTCTAATATATTTCATGGGCACATATGTGATTATACTGTGTTTTTCAGAAAAGTCAAGGGGTAAAAATGGCGAAGGCAAGAAATTATATTAATAATAAAACTCTTTATGCAGCAATGATTCAATATAAAAATTCATTGAGAGAAGCTGAAAAAGAAAACAAAATTAGTCCTCAAGTACCAAATTATATCGGTCAATCTATTCTTTTGATATGTAATAATTTGGCAAAGAAGCCTAACTTTTCAGGATATACATATAAACAGGATATGATTTCTGATGGTATTATTGATTGCGTCGCCGCTGTGGATAATTTTAATCCAGATAGAACAAACAATCCTTTCGCGTATTTTACACAGATTGCTTGGAATGCATTTATTAGAAGAATTCATAAGGAAAAGAAACAAACATATATTAAGCATAAGAATTTCGAGAACAGTTTTCTTATGAATTCAATGTGGCAAGATGGGGATAATATTCATCTTAAATCTAATGAATATTCGAATGATGTTGTACGATCTTACGAAGACCGCTTGACTAAAGTGAAAAAGAATAGTAAACTAAGTGGAGTTGAAGTATTTTCAGTTATAGAAGACGAGGTAATTACAGATGAAGAATGAACATTTAATCCCAGTCAATATTATTGATTTGGCAGAAAAAATTAAAGATGTTTCAATTAGAGAAAACGAACGTAATAATTATGTTCTTCGTTTGGAAACAACAGCTTCATTTATCAACGAAGCACTTATGAAACATAGATCCCAAAAGCCTGTTGTAAAACCAAATACGAGAATGTACCGTTGAAGATTGCTCTGATTACAGATACACATTGGGGAGTTCGTAATGATCACATCGCCTTCATGGATAATTCAAAGAAATTCTTTGATGAGATCTTTTTTCCATATATTAACAAAAACAGTATTCGTACTGTTATCCATCTTGGTGATCTTGTGGATCGTCGCAAGTATATCAATATACATACTGCTCGGCGTTTAAGACAAGATTTTCTTGACAGGCTCTCCGACTGGGAGCTTGATGTACACTTCATTGCTGGTAATCATGATACTTACTTTAAGAACACTAACACGGTTAATGCGCTCCGCGAACTCGTCATAGACAAATATGATTTCAAAGTTCATGATATGCTTCCTATGGAATGGACTTTTGATGGAACAAATGTGTTAATGTTACCTTGGATTTGTGATGAGAACAGAGAGGCAAGTTTACATGCAATCAGAAACACTTCCGCCCAAATCGTCATGGGACACTTGGAGCTCCAAGGCTTCGAAATGTTTCGTGGGTCTATTGTCTCACATGGTGATGATCCCAGTTTATTTGATCGTTTCGATACTGTTATGTCTGGCCATTATCACCATCGCAGTTCTCGTGGTAATATTCATTATCTTGGTAGCCATGCTGAGTTCACTTGGTCTGATTACTCCGACCCAAGAGGGTTTCACATATTCGATACGGAGACGAGGGCGTTAACCTTTGTGGAAAATCCATATAGGATGTTTAGAAAAATTTGGTACAATGATAGAGATGCTATGTTCTTAAATTCTGATATAGACTATACACAATATAAAAATTCTATGTTGAAAGTTATCGTTACTGATAAAACAAATCCAGCTTGGTTTGATAAATTTATCGAGAATCTTGAAACTGAAACTCCTTTAGATATTCAAATTGTAGAAGACCATCTTAATCTAGCTCTTGAAGATGATTCTGATATTGTTAATGAGGCGGAATCAACACTAGACATTTTTAAAAAATACATAGAAAATGTTGATCATAAAAATATAAGTAAAGAAAAATTAGAAAACAAAATCGTAGAATTATACAACGAGGCTTTGACAATCGAATGAAAAGAGTTTCTTTAAAAGCAGATCAATACAGAACAGATGAAAGAATAATTCTGTTTAAAGATATGGAAACTGGAATGATACAATCTGGTAAACATGTTTATATTGATGGACCATGTAAAAGCGTTTATGAAGTCGACGAAAAAATTGGTGAATGGAGAATTGTTTGGTTAGAAACAGATTCTCCTGTTCGTGCTATTAGAGATGATGAAGAATATATCCCTGGAAAAATTAAAATACGTGTTGACACTAAAGCAATAAGAGATAATTGCAAATATAATAAATCTAAAGAACATGAAAAATTTCATAAAATATTGCATGTAAATAATAATGGTGATATGCAAAGCGTTATGATTGTAGAAATAAATGGTCCTTCACGTGTGATATATGATCCAAATAATAAAGAACATACTGTTTGGATCGAAACAAATTCTGAAATAAAAACAGTGGATGTGATAACTTGATTATATTTCGTAAACTTAGATGGAAAAACCTTTTATCTACGGGTAATATTTTTACAGAAATAGATTTGAATACACATAATACAACTCTTATTGTTGGTGAAAATGGGGCGGGTAAATCAACAATTTTAGACGCCTTGTCTTATGTGTTGTTTGGGAAATCTTTCCGTAAAATTAACAAACCTCAATTACTTAATTCTATTACTATGAAAAATTTAGTAGTAGAAGTAGAATTTAATATCGGTAGTAAAGAATATAAAATCGTTCGCGGTATTCGTCCTAATATTTTTGAAGTGTATCAAAATGGATCTCTTCTCAACCAATCGGCTGAGATGAAAGACTATCAAGAAATTCTTGAGAAACAAATTTTAAAAGTAAACCATAAATCTTTCTGCCAAGTTGTTGTTCTTGGTTCAGCAACATTTCAACCTTTTATGCAGCTTAGTGGTTCTGCTCGGAGAGAAATCATTGAAGACCTTTTGGATCTTCAAATTTTTACGACTATGAATTCTTTGCTAAAAGATAAAGTTCTCATAAACACAGATCAAGTAAATTCTTCAGTTGCAGAAAAAAAATTGATTGAGAGTAAAATAGCTCTTGCTAAAGAGCATCTTATTGAAATTCAAAATAACAACGAACAATTAATCAAAGATAAAAAAGATCGTATTGAAGAAACTAATAAACAAATAAACATACTTAATGATAGATATTGGGAACACGAAAATAAACGTAAAGATCTAGTAGAATCAATTGGTGATCAAGAATCGCTTACTAAAAAAGTAAATAAACTATCTTCTTTAAAACACCAAATTGAAGCAAAGCGTGCTATAATCGAAAAAGATATTAAATTTTTCGAGAAACACGAGAACTGTCCGACTTGTACTCAATCAATTAGTGCTGAATTTAGAGAAATAACAGTCCATTCAAAACACAATGAGATTGAAACTATTGATAGTGGTTTAGATCAATTGATTAAACAGTATGAAGAAACAAATGCTCGTCTTAATGAGATTATGGATATTCAAGCTGAAATTAATAATCAGCGTATGGAAATTAATAGCGTTAAAACTAAAACTACTTCTTTGATTGAGTATCGCGATGAGTTGGAAAAAGATATAGGATCTTTAAAGAAAAAAGAAAAAACAGAAGATGATAGTAAAATCGGTGAATATGAAAAAAATTTGAAAAATATAGAAAAACAATATAATGATCATATTGAAGAAAGATCTATTTTAAACGCTGCAGGTTTTCTTTTAAAAGATGGTGGTATTAAATCAAAGATTGTTAAACAGTATATACCTGTTATCAATCGTTTGATCAACAAATATCTTTCTTCTATGGAATTTATGTGTCAGTTTGAGTTAGACGAAAACTTCAACGAAACTATTAAGTCTCGTTATAGAGACGAATTTAGCTATGCTTCTTTCTCAGAAGGCGAGAAAATGAGAATTAATCTCGCGATCTTGTTCACATGGAGAGCAGTAGCAAAGCTTCGTAATTCTATTAACACAAATCTTTTGATCATGGACGAGGTGTTTGATAGCTCTTTGGATGCTAACGGGACAGAAGAATTCCTCAAGATAATAAAAAGCTTGACTTTTGAGACGAATACGTTTATAATAAGTCATAAGGGTGATCAGCTCTTTGATAAATTCGAGAAAGTTCTCAAGTTCGAAAAACACAAAAACTTTTCAAGGATAGCATGATGTTTGAAACTCTTGTTATAGATAATTTTTTAGATGAAAATCAACAGATTATTGTAAGAGATAATTTGCTTTCTCGCGCGAAGTGGAATCTTGTTAATGATATGAGTATGAAGGATGATGCATATCCTTCATATGGATTTGTTCATTTGTTTAATCATCCAGAGCAAGGCATACTTTCTGAATTTTATGAAGCTGTCGTTGATCTTTTTATTCCCAAAATAAATTTGGCAGCTAATATAGAAGTTAAAGATGTGTATTATACAAGATCTTTTCTACAAGTTCCTTTAGAAAAGAAATTTTATAAAGACCGTAATAATATTCATGTTGATGTTCCAGTAAAACATATTGCAGCTGTTTATTATGTTACTGATTCTGATGGTGACACCATAATTTATGAGAATAGAATTGGTGAGGATGTTAAAGAATTAATTAGACATAAAACAGTAACACCTAAATCAGGAAGATTAGTTATGTTTGATGGTTCTCGTTTCCATTGTAGTAGCCAACCAAAAAAAAGTTTACGTTGTATAATTAATTTTGATTTGGTGGTTTAATGCAGCGTTTGTGGCGGCTATGGGCTAAAGCTTTGGGTAGAAAAGAAGGTATTACAGATAGAGAGTCTGATAAAGTAGCTATTATCCGCAGTATTATTGTGATATCATATATCATTACTAACATGTTTATCATAGCAGGAGTTATACGACATTGGTAGCAAATAATCAAACATGGGCTGTTCAGATAGAGCAAGATCCTGAAACTGGAGAACTTCTTATGCCTTTTCCTCCTGATTTACTTTCGCAAATGGGTTGGGCTGAAGGAACAGACCTATCTTGGATAGATAATGAAAATGGTACTTTTACTTTAAAGGAAAAGAAAAATGGAACTGGTGAAACCGAATGACCCTATTCTTAGCAGCGTATGCGAAAGTTTTAACTTCTCAAATCCTCCTTTTGATCCCATTGAGTTTGCGCAGGACTTGGTTAAGTTCATGTATGACAGGAATGGTATCGGCATTGCTGCCAATCAAGTGGGAGTACCTTATCGCATATTTGCTATGCGTGGCTCCCCTGAGAATTTTGTTTGTTTCAACCCGAAAATAGTACAACCTTCAGAAGCAGTTGTTTCTTTGGAAGAAGGGTGCTTGACTTTTCCAGGTTTAACGGTTAAGATAAAAAGACCTCAGCATATTCGTGTTCGTTTCACGAAACCAAACAATGAAACTATTACGAGACAGTTTACAGGAATGACTGCTCGTATTTTTCAACACGAACTAGACCATCTAGATGGAATTGTTTTTTATAATCGAGCGAACAGATTCCATCGCGATAAAGCACTTGAAAAGTGGCGACGTGGAGACGTTTCCACCCTAAACTATAACACGGATCTTAGCTCATATGAATATCTTTTACATCGATAAAGACCCTATGCAAGCCGCCGAATGGATGGTGGATAAACATGTTGTAAAAATGATTCTCGAGAGCGCCCAGTTGCTCTCGACAGCCCATCGTGTTCTTGATGGTGAACAATATATTGGAAAGGTTAATGGTCGCAAACATACATCTTGGATTCTTCCTGATGCACGAGAAAATGTTTTGTATTCAGCAACTCACATCAATCATCCATCAGCTGTTTGGTGTCGTACTTCTGTACAAAACTATGACTGGCTTGTTGATCATTTCTTTGCTTTGATGCGCGAATACACTTATCGTTACGATAAAACTCATAAATGTTATGGCGAAATTTCTTATATGCTTCAGTCTCCTCCTAAAAATCTTAAAGATTGGGATTGGACGCCGATGCCATCATGTATGGCAGAAGAATATATTATTTCCGAAGACCCCTTGACTAATTATCGAAATTATTATAGAATAGGTAAAGCTAGTATGCATAAGTGGAAAAAACGTCAACCTCCGGAGTGGATTAATGCGTAGTTGGGAATGGGACTGGTTTATTGGCTGGACTGGTGCAGCAGTAATTATTCTAGGTCTTGCGTTTACCATTTATAATGGTGTGCTTGACTCTAATCAAAAGTACTACGCATCTATGGATAAGTGTATCGCTGCTGGTGGCACATTTATTCCTATGGCTAGTGGTGACGCAATTTGTATGATGGGAAATAAGCAATGAGTTTTTATACAGACGTAAAAGAATTTCACGAAGCATTCGGTCAACGTATTGGCGAAAAGCCAGAGCTTCCTAGCGCAGAGGAACGCTGTCTTCGAATTCGATTGCTTGAAGAAGAATTTGAAGAATATATGGCAGGAGAAGGAAAGGATGACATTGTCGAGATTGCCGATGCACTTGCTGACATTATCTATATTGCTTGTGGCACTGCCGTTTCTTACGGCATTCCTTTGGACGATGTTTTTGCTGAGGTGCATCGAAGCAATATGGCAAAGCTTGTCGATGGAAAGGTGATCCGTCGCGAGGATGGTAAAATTCAAAAGCCAGAAGGATGGACTGCTCCTGATATCAGAAGCGTATTAGAAAAGTCACACCTAAAATATATTTGTAAAATTGCTTCAATTACGCTATAATAGTTGCATATATAACTATAGTTATAGCATAGGAGAAAATCATGGTTGAAGTTTTGGTAAGAAAAAAGATTGCTTCAGAAGAAGTTCTTGGAACTTTTGTTAGTAATAATTATTACGATCGTGTCATTGAAGATGATTGTGATCTTTATGCGGAGTCAATTGATGGCACTCTTACTGAAGATAATATTATTTTCAAGTTTCGTAAAAACACATTTACAAAAGAAGAGTGCGATGCAGCATATGCTGGTTTGAGAGAAGCAGCAACAGAGTCACAAAATCGTGGTATGGCTGCTGGTCCTCGTGGCGATCAGCTAGGTCAGGAAGGACGTGGTAATCGCGATTGGGTTACACCAGAACAAATTGAAATTCTTTCTTTTCTTGCCCGACCTCTCAATACATTTGATGATGGCACTACTGTTGAATCTATCCGTGAAAGTCACAAAGGACCATCAAAAGAAGAAACACGTGGACAGGTTTGGCTTCGTTCAGAGGTAACTAAGCTTTATCCTGAATATCATGGCTGGTTTGAAAAGTGGCTTTCTAACGCTGTGAAAATGCCTCGTGAGCAACAAATTCATGACGCTGGTTTTATTGTTAAAAATTACATTTCAGATACAAATTATGCCCAGTCTGTGATGTCTGGTATTGCTGGGTATTTCGATCGTTATCCTCGTATCCCACATGGGCGTGCTTGTGCATATAACGAAAAGAATCCAGAAAAGTTTGCTCTTTCATATCCTTATCTTCATAAGCTTAATGATCAATTTCGCGAACTGATTCCTAATAGATGGAAAACACAAAATGAACAAGCCAACAGACTTGACGATAGATTCCGTATCGATGGCACTGTGTTCACTACTCTTACTGTCAATCACAATTGGCGGACAGCCTGTCACCGCGATGCTGGGGATCTCACTACTGGCTTTAGCAATATATGCGGCATTACTGGCCAAGAGGGTAAAGGCTGGAGGGGTGGTCAGTTTATTCTCCCTGAGTATCGTATTGCAATTAATCTCCAGCCTGGTGATATGTTACTCGTTAATAATCATGAAGGGATTCACGGCAACGACGAGCTTATCGGTGATGAAAATGATCGCATGACTATTGTTGCCTACTTCCGTGAAAAAATGGTTGATCTTAAGTCTTGGGATTACGAAAATCTTCGCAAACAATATGTTGAAGAGCGTCGCCAAAATAAAGATCATAAATTCCACCGTCCTCTTTGGAATGGTGTTTCACCAGGAATGTGGGAAGACCAAGAGTGGTTTGACTATATGAAAGATCATAACATGCCAGATCCGTATGCACAAAAAGTTGCAGCAAGTCTTGAGGATTTCTTCTCTTAATGTGTGGTGTTCTTGGCATTGCCATTAGAAACTTTTCAGAGAAAGATCACGATTTAGTTCGTGGTCTTTTCATTCAATCTATGATCCGTGGTAAACATGCGACTGGTGTTTCGTATGTGAAAAATGGTCGTGTAAATACAATTAAAGAACCAACACCTGCTAATGAGTTCATTATGAAGCAGGATCTAAACGAATGGAGAAATGAAGATGGAAATCTCTACTGTATTGGGCACATTAGATATTCAACTTCTGATCTGCGTTATAATCAGCCTATGTCTAGCGATAAACTATCTATTGCCCATAATGGTGTCATATCTCAAGAACCACCTGAAACTTGGGAAGACAAATATAAACTCAGAACAGAAACCTCAAACGACTCAGAGCTTGTTCTGCGAGCGATGGAAGAAAATGTGAATCCTCTTCAACATTTTGAACCTGCTTCTATGGCAGTTTGTGCTTTGTACAATGATAAAAGAATTGTAGCTTTTCGAAATGCAGAACGACCATTATATTATGCTTATGATGTAAATCATATTGTATTTACTTCAACTGAAGATATTGCCAAAAGATCTAACTTGACTAATATTCAAAAAACTAGTATGCTTACTATGTATACTGTTGAACATTTCCAAATGAACGCTGTTCATGATATTTTAAGAAATTCCGACGCAAAGGATTTGCAATGAACAAATATGATAGAAGTACATTCACCTATGGTTTTGAAATCGAGTGGGGTGACATTGATCGTAATATGTCAATCCCTCCAGAACTTGGAGCTTGGGAATTTTGTGAGACAGATATTATCAATTTGCGCGAACCTTATCGTGGTCTTGGATCAGACCCAAAAGGTGTGAATCCTCCTGTTGGTGGTGAAATTAACACCAAGCCAACAAAAACTTGGCAGGAACAAGTTGATAATATCATGAAGCTTCATGACATGTTTGTTGAACATGGAACACCTCCTACTGCTGGTTGTGTTAATCATGGTCACCTTCATATTCATGTTCCAGGATTGACAGAAGATATTGAAGCTCTAAAACGTCTTTCGCTTTATCTTCGTGACAATCAGCACATGACTATTGATAGTTGTTATCAATTTAGAATTTATCCTAACATGGAAATGACAAAAACTGCTAAGACATATCTTAAGCATGATGGTGGGCGTATTATGCCTGATTGGCTAGGCACAAACCTAGGAACAGTTCCTGTTGATTTTGATGATTGGATCCGTGTGCATTGTTGTGGTAAAGATACTAAGACGCAGTCTCGTCCTTTCAGGTATGGTATTCATAGCTATGCTTTGAAAAATTCAAAAACAATCGAGTTTCGTTGTTTTCGTAGCTCAATTGATCGTTGCGAAATTGAAGATTGTTTCAAGTTTGCAACTGAATGGATTGATGCAGCATTGAACAATGGTCCTGACGTGCAAGAAATTTTGCTAGCTAACGATTATAAGTTCCCTCCTTTTGAATACGATCATGAAATGTATCTTGGTTGGGAAAAAACCAAACATGAACGTACTGATCGTAACCTTGATGATGAAACAGCCGAGAAGCTTGGTCTTAACAAGCTTGGCAAGTCTCGTAAATTTCTTTCAGTATGATCTATAAAACGCTTGACAAAACCGAATATTTAAGCTATCATAATACCCTGGTTGGGAAAGACAAGAAGTTTTCCAAAGTAGCCATGGGAATGTGGAACTTTATGAAAGCTTGGGAAAAATGGCCACCCAGAGTTTTAGAGGAAAACGGTGAGATACTTTCCGTTTGCTTCATGAAACTTTCTAATCAAGCGAAGACAAAAGTACTTTTTATTTCTAATATCTTTACTCCGACTCCTGGTCGTGGTAAAGGTTCTGCTAGAGAAATGTTACATCGTAACATTCTTGAGGCGGTTGAATTGGGAGCCAGAACTATTCGGTTAGACTGTAACCGTGCAGCTCTTGGTTTCTATGATAAACTTGGAATGACATATTGGGGAACCACTATTAGTCATTCTATGTTCTGTGATTTACCTATTAACAGCAAAGGAGTCGAATGCTTTAACACAACAAAAAACATGTCTGCAGTAGAAATCTTTAATGCATATAGCCCAGAACTCAAAGCCGCAAAGTTAAAGTGGATATCTAAAAAAGTCAAGAAACATGAAAAGTATGACTTTGGACATCCATCGCGTTACAATGAGTTTATGTCGCTGCAAGTTTTCAAAACACTAGAACCAAACGAGAAGGATCTCAACAATGTTAAACTTTGAACCCAATAACTGGTACGTATACATCATCAATAACAATCGCACTAACTGGCTCTATGTTGGTTTGCATAATCAACAGACAAAGGCATACACTCATTCTTCTAGTAGTGTAATGCTTCAGGATGCTATTGATAAGGGTGAAACTTCTGATTATATTGTTTGGAAAGGAACAAATAAGGAAAAGGCTCATGCACTTGAGACTTATTTGATTAACCTTGCCAAGGACAATGGTTATAACGTCTACAACATGAATAGTGGTGGTGGTTATAAGGGTGGTGCTCGTCAAAATATTTTGACACCTGAAGATTACAACATTGGTGAAAACATTATTCTGCATAAAGTTTTCCCAAAATCTATTGATACTGATGATGAGGTTGAGGTGAATGAACGCCTTCAAAATCTGGCGCGAGAAGTTCGTGATCTCGTTGCAGATGTAACAGATGGTAATCATAATCCTCATTACCTTGTTTATGAGCCTATCGATAAGATCATTGATTTGCCATTTTTGCAAATTCGTATCAATGCTGTCGATAGAGATAATGTTGACCGTGTTATTGAGTCCATGGACATGGATATTAAGAAGGCAGAACGTCTAGTTGAGGCTGTTTCTATCGTTCGTTTCAAGAGCGGTCGTCTTCTTCGTGTTGATGGCACAACTACAGTTTATGCTATCAAGGAGTTAAATAAGTGGAAAACAGTTCCAGTTGTTTACCTTGATTCTGAATTGTTTAACGACAATGAAACATATATGGAAGTTTATGCAACATTGCGTAATCGTCCAGAAAAGCATAAGGGCGCGAACGATCCTAAGAAAGAACTGAAAGCTCGTATTCGCAACTTCCATAATGCAAATCCTGATCTTTTCGCGCGAAGCCCCGAAGATTTCGGTAAGAAGTTTATGGCTCTTTTCAAGGGGTCGTATTCTGAGCGTTCTATGCAATCAAATTTGAATGTTTATATCAAGAACATCAATGATCGAAATAGTCGTGGTGATAATTGGTTAGACTATAACATTGATGAAGGTAAACTTCTTGATTGGATTTCATACAAAGTACGTTTGATGTTTGAGCGTTCTGAATGTACTCGTATCGCTGTATCTGCTCTCGAGCGCGAGGGCGTTGCTAACCCAATGAATTATTTTGGTAATGGCCCCAGCGGTAAAACTACTTCAGTAATTCTTGCGCATCACACTTCACCTGCTACTGAAGATCGAGAAAATTATCACTTCGAGCGTATGACAAATGCTCTCACTGAAGCTGGTTATTCTCTGGATAATACGAAGCAAATGTATGGGTATACTCCTTTTGTCAGCAAAATTACTGGGAAGAAAATTTTCGTAGTTTTCCTTCCTTGTCGTGTTGATACAAAAGCGGGTATTGACGAGAATTTAATTCTCAGTAAACTTTTTGATGAACAACATCTCATTGCAGCGTAAGCAAGATTTCATAAACTGGTATCGCTGGTCGCTTTCCATCAAGGATTGCGATCCAGCGATATTCATGACCAATTACTTGTTCCGTAGATTCGAGCATAACAGAGAACAAAAGCTCTGGATATCTTGGATCTACGGCACAACGTATTTCCTTCCAACAACATGGGTGATTTGGAATGAGTTTCCAGACTTCGAACTCGTCGGTGTTGAAAGACTCCGAGAATGGAATAATAACAATTACAAACGGCTCCGTTACCAAACTGACACCAAATGGAATAAAGGTCATCTTCCAGCCCAGTTCGAGTCCTACAAGCAATGGGTTGGTGATAAAACTCAACGGGAAACATTTCAACCGTTCCTCACAGGATCTCCCACAGAAAACTTCGAACACCTCTGGTTAGAAGTAAAGACAAATTTCCATAAGTTTGGTCGCTATTCTACTTGGTTTTATTTACAAACACTAAAACAGTGTTGTGATATGCCAATCGAACCAACCAACCTTATGCTTGATGATTATGATGGTTCAAGGTCTCACCGTAATGGTTTGCTCATGGCTTTAGGTCTTGATGAATGGTATGATCAAAAACTTACTGAAAGTCAGTTAAACTATATTGATGGTCAGGCATATTATATTTTGCAAGAAGTTAAACAGGAATTTCCTAACACTGATTATTTTGATATGGAAACCTGTTTGTGTTCGTTTAAGAAACTATTTCGTGAACGTAATGGTAGATATCTCGGTTATTATCTTGACCGTCAAGCAGAAGAAATTTCTAAATGTCAAAAAGATGGTTGGGATGGTATTGACTGGCAACCACTTTGGGATTCTAGAGTAGAAACTCTAGAAAATAAACTGTTGACTAATCGTATAGATAATAGTAGAATGAGTCTATACTTAAAAAATAACATACTAGACGCTACTGGCTTATTTACCAAATCATATGATAACCTTGAGGAGTTTTTTAAATGAAAGTTATTGCGATTGGTGGCGAGCCTGGAGCAGGTAAGTCGACACTAATGCGTCGGCTGATTGAAGACATTAAAGCTGTTCCGAAATATAATGAGTATAAGCTAGTTCCATATCTTCAGTATTTCGAAATTTTTATTCTTGGTAAATATGAAGAAGGTGAAGTATTTTCTGGCACCGATCGTATGAGTATGGCAGTTCAACCAGAAGCTATTAAGTTTCTTACGTACTTGCCCGAAAACGCTATTGTTCTTTTTGAAGGCGATAGACTTTTCACAGCATCATTTCTAGAACATTGTGTTGAGAAATACGATACAAAAATTGTTTATCTTAAAACTACTAAGGATATTCGTTCTGATAGGTATAAGGAACGAGGTAGTGAACAAAATGAAACTTGGCTTCAAGGTCGCGAAACTAAGATCGCAAATATCCTAACAAATATGACATTGATGTTTAATATTGAAACGTTCGAGAATAATAATCTCGATCAGCAACAGGCTGTATATAAAAGGATTTTAAGTTATGTTCAACAACCCGTTCACGAATAAAACGCCATATCAAGTAAAGTATGGTTTGCCTCCAGAAGATAATTTACCCACAGATATTTCATATAAATATGCTGAGGATCAGATTATTGCAGATTTCAAAACCTATATAGATAAGACATATGGTCAGCACTATAAGACCAGAAAAGATTCTATCGAATGTTTTGATGCGTGGATTGCTTTAGATGATGCTACTCCTACTTTCAGAAATACAGCCCTGAAATATCTTTGGCGTTACGGTAAGAAAAACGGTAGCAATAAAGACGACTTGATGAAAACTTTGCACTACACATTGATGTGTTTATATAACGACCACTATAAGGATGATAAATAATGGAAATTAATATACCTATTGAGGATTTGAAGGCACGTAAACTTTTTATTGCCACACCTATGTATGGTGGTCAGTGCGCAGGAATGTTTGCTAAATCTATATCAGATCTTTCTGCACTTTGCGCAAATTATGGTATCCCCCTTCAAATGTATTTCTTGTTTAACGAGTCATTGATTACTCGTGCAAGAAACTATTGTTGTGATGAGTTTATGCGTTCAGATGCATCTCATCTTATGTTTATTGACTCTGATATCGGTTTCAATCCTCAAGACATTATCGCAATGATGGCTCTTCAGGCTCAGGATGAAGAGAAGTATGAGATCATCGGTGGTCCTTACCCAAAGAAATGCATTAGCTGGGAAAAGATTAAGGCTGCAGTTGATAAGGGTGTTGCTGATGATGACGCTAATGTTCTTGAAAAGTTCGTTGGTGACTTTGTGTTTAATCCAAAGGGTGGTCAGCAGAGTATTGCTATCGGTGAGCCTTGTGAAGTTCTAGAAATCGGTACTGGTTTCATGATGATCACAAAGAAGGCTATGCAAAGATTTGCTGATACATACCCTGAATATCTATACCGCCCTGATCATGTTCGCACTGAACATTTTGATGGCACACGTGAGATTATGATGTTCTTTCAGGCTGAAGTTGATCCTGAGACAAAGCGTTACCTTTCAGAAGATTATTGGTTTTGTCAAAAGGCTCAGAAGGCAAATATTAAAACTTGGCTCTGTCCTTGGATGAAATTGCAGCATGTTGGCACCTATATCTTTGGTGGCTCACTTGCTGATTTGGCATCAATTGGTGCTGCTGCAACTGCCGACCCTGGTAATTTGGGCGGCAAAAAGAAGAAGTGAACAGGAGATAGATTATGAAGATTGATACGAATACAATCAATGTGCTTAAGAATTTTGCTAAGATCAACCCTTCCATTATTATTATGGAAGGTAATACTTTGAAGACAATTTCTCCTTCAAAGACAATTATGGCAAAGGCGAATGTTACAACTGAGTTTGGTAAGAGATTTGCGATTTATAATCTTGATCGGTTTATCTCAACGATGAGCTTGTTCCAAAATCCTGAACTTGACTTTACAGATAGGTATGTTCGTATTTCTGATAATAAGACAGAAACAAAGTATACATATGCTGATGAAGCCACAATCGCAAAGGCTCCTGAGAAGGAACTTACTCTTCCTTCTATCGACGTTAGCTTCCGTCTCACTAATGAGAACTTGAAGGATGTTGAAAAGGCTGCTGGTGTTCTTGGTCTTCCAGAAATCGTTATCTTTGGGGATGGCTCAAAGGTTTATTTCCAGGCTGCTGATACAAAGAATCCTTCTGGTGATATTTACGCTATTGAAACTGGTGAAACTGATAAGACCTTCAAGGCTATCTTTAAGTCTGAAAATATCAAGATTATCCCAGGTGATTATGATGTGAGTATTTCTTCTAGAGGTATTTCTCACTTTAGGGGAACTGAAGCTGAATACTGGATTGCTGTTGAATCCAGCTCAACTTTCTAAGTTGACTTTTGACTTGGGAGGGACTATAGTTCCTCCCACTTTTTATATTATGGAGATATATTATGAACGAAGAATTTCTTTGGGTCGAGAAGTATCGCCCGAAAACAATTGATGACACCATCCTTCCTGTTGATTTGAAAGCAACCTTTCAACAGTTTGTTGATCAAAAAAATATTCCCAATCTCATTTTGTCTGGTAGTGCTGGTGTCGGTAAAACGACAGTAGCTCGTGCTATGCTTGAAGAGCTTGGATGCGACTACATCGTAATTAACGGATCTATGAATGGAAACATCGACACTCTCCGAAATGAGATACTCAATTTCGCTTCATCGGTATCTCTCTCTGGTGGACGAAAGTACGTTATCCTCGATGAGGCTGACTATCTCAATGCAAACTCTACACAACCAGCCCTACGTAACTTCATGGAAGAGTTTTCCAGAAACTGCGGCTTTATCCTTACTTGCAATTTCAAGAACCGAATTATTGAACCATTACATTCTCGGTGCTCTGTCGTAGACTTCAAGATAAGCAAGAAGGATATGGCCAAGCTTGCTATGCAGTTTATGAAGCGAGTCAACTTTATTCTTAATACTGAATCTATTAAGTATGAATCAGCCGTAATTGCTGAGGTGATTCAGAAACACTTCCCTGACTGGCGTCGTGTTCTTAATGAGTTGCAGCGTTACTCGGCTACAGGGAACATTGATTCTGGTATCCTTGCTAATATGCAAGAAACTAGTATTCGTGAGTTAATAGGCTATATGAAGGATAAGAACTTCACTGAAGTGCGTAAGTGGGTAAAGAATAATACTGATACAGATGTTAATAATCTCTACACTCAATTTTATGAAACTGTCGGACAGCTTTTCACACCAAGAGATATTCCCGTTGTTGTTAGTTTGATCGCTAAGTATCAGTATCAGAATGCATTCGCTGCAAATTCTGAAATAAACTTTGCTGCTTTTATAGGCGATATAATGATGGAAAATTTGGAGCTTGTCTAATGACTTTTTTAGACGTAACTCTGGAACCTCGTGTAGAACCTAAAGTTGAAGAAGAATATGTAAAGCCGAGATATAATTGGCTTTATGAGAACAATATCAACTCAGGTAAAACTCTAATTGATCTAAACAAACAGCAAGAGTTTGAGTATAATAAGTGGAGAACAAATAGCTCTCTTTCTAATCATTATGATACAGTTATTCTAGCAAATGAGATGAATATAAACTATCATTTGTCTGATGAAATGCATTACCATTATCTATTTTATTCTGTTCGGAAAAAGAAAAGATATGGTAAGAAGAAAACTAAAGAAGACGAAGCTTTGCAAAAGCAACTTGAGCAGGAGCAGAAGCTTGTCCACCTAATTCAAAGTTATTATAAATATAATACTGTTCGCGCGAGAGAGGCGTTGAAGCTTCTTTCAAAAGAACAAATTGATTTTATAATAAAAAAACAAGAAAAAGGTGGAGCAAAATGAATGAATTACTGGATAAGTTAATTGAGGTGAAGATCGCAGAAGAAGAAGATTTTTTAAAGATTAAAGAAACTTTAACTCGTATCGGTGTTGCTTCGCGTAAAGAAAAGAAACTGTATCAATCATGTCATATTTTCCACAAGCAAGGTAAATATTACATCGTCCATTTTAAAGAGATGTTCGCGATTGATGGTAAACCTTCTAACTTCTCAGATGAAGATAAGGGTCGCCGTAACAAGATAGCTGAACTTCTCCAGGACTGGGGGCTATTAAAAGTTATAGAGAGCGAAAGTATTACTGATCCTTTAGCATCTATGAGTCAAATTAAGATTATCAATCATAAAGAAAAAGATGATTGGACTCTTGAAGCTAAGTATAATATGGGTCGTAAAAAAAAGTGAGGTAATTATTTGTTATGAGAATGCCGTGGACAATTCAAAGAAAACCTGCTACACCAGCCGAAGAACAGATAGAGCGTATTAAAGCTCTTCTGTTCCCTCCTCTTAAATTGCAAGAAGAAATGCAGAGAGATGGAACGACAATCAAGTTCCATATTGATTATTCTGCAGATTCGAATCTAGATGCTGCTCTTATGGACCTTCAAGAAGGCTATAATGATCCAGCTGCTCAGAAAACAATTCTTGATGTTATCAAGAGGCTAAATAAACTCCGAACGATGTTAGAAGCATACGCTCAATTAGATAAAGACGCAAAATACATATTAGTCGAGAATTTGGAGCAGGATTTGGATGTCACAGCAGCAGAAAATTGACATAAAAGAATTCATGGAAGCTCTTGAAGAGATGATAGATTCACGCGACGATATGTGGTTCGAGCAGAAATACTGTAATACGAACAAGTTTCTATATATTAAAGAGCATCGCTACTCTCCTGCGAAAAAAAAGGTACAAGATTATCTCGAAAGAATAATCGAGTCATCAGAAAAATAACTGTTGACTTTTTCTCCCAATAGGCTATACTAGGTCTACGGTTGGAGAAAAACAATGACGATGCACCTTCTACCTGCATACTATACTACTACGAAAACCTCTTCTCGTAAAGCCAAGCCCAAGCCACCATCAAAACACGATGCTTGGCTCCTAAAAAAAGGTCTTCACCTTAGCCAAATAAAGTCAAAAAAAGGTGTTGACAAAAACTGGAAAAAAGCGTATACTGAGTCTATGATGGTTGATCGAAGTGATTACGTCTCCTCTGGTTTTGGAAACGGTCGTACTTCGAAGCCAGCAGAAAAGGTATATAGCGGTGAGCGCAAGCTCCTCGGTATTGCTACCATGCACAAGTCTAATATGGTTCCTGTGTTTGCTAAACAGGATGCTGAAGATATCGCTCGGATGAGGAGAGGTTGATGATGAATGTTTCTGATAAACTATCTAAGGTAAATGATACCGTTACTGTTAACATCTATGATAATGGTTTTATGATAGAAGTTAGTGGACGTGATCATGATGATGAATGGTCGCAAGCCAAGATCGTGTGTTCCGATCTTGATATTGTTAATGCTGTTCTTCAAGAAATCGTGAAGATGGATAAGTCATAATGGATAACAGTGTTCAAATCCAACTTCAAGATATAAGTGGTAATTGGCGGACTTGGCAAATTATCATTAATTATTCTCAGGATGTAATTTCTGAGATGCGACAGTTGCAGTCTCACTATCCAGATCAGAGGGTGCGGGCTGTCGATATGAACGGAAAAATTGTTGACATTCTTTGAAAAAGGTGTTGACTTTTTTCTAAAACTACGGTACAATATACTAAATAATGAACCTAACGGAGAATTAAATGACTAAGACTGATCGCGTTTTTGAAGCCCTTGTTGTTAACGGTGAACAGCTCACTGCAAAGCAACTCTCTGCTCGTTATGATATTGCTAATCCTCATGATGCTGTTTACCAAATTCGCATGAGTGGTTACCCGATCTATCTTAATAAGCATACGGATACCAAGGGTCGCGTTACACAGAAGTATCGCTTTGGTACTCCATCACGTAAGTTGATTGCAGCTGGCTACAAAGCCATCGCTGCTGGTCTCGTCTAAGTTTCCCCTCATAAAGGGATTCGAAAGGCGGGACTTAGGTTCCGCCTTTTTTGTTGTTTGACATTGTTGGAAATTAGTTGAAACAATCGAAAGGTTGTTTCTTCATGGAAGCATTGTGCACGGTGCTTCTTTGTAGAAACAACTTATTAGGTGTGGTGTTATGGAAAATTGCAGTGTTCCTGCACAGCGCACAGTCAATGGGTCCTCTGTCTAGCTAGCACGGCCAATACTGAGTTGTAATCGAAATAGGAGTCATGACCTGAAATAAGATTACAGATTAAAGCGAACGGTATGGCGGTCTATCCATATCCATAACATGACATCACTCCTAATAAGTATTGGACTCCTAGCTCAGTTGGTTAGAGCATCGGACTTTTAATCCGTGGGTCCTGGGTTCGAGTCCCAGGGAGTTCACCATAATACTGGCGTATAGCTCAGCGGTAGAGCACTGTCCTGATAAGACAGGGGTCAATGGATCGTAACCATTTACGCCAACCAGTAACGGAGATTGGCTCAGTCTGGTAGAGCATTCGCTTTGGGAGCGAAGGGTCGCAAGTTCGAATCTTGCATCTCCGACCAATCCCCGCCATCCCGATACGTCGGTTGGCACCTCCAGTTTCCGGACTGGAGACTTATAACGGAAGAATGGCCGAGTGGTTGATGGCTCTAGTCTTGAAAACTAGCATACCTGCAAGGGTATCGTGGGTTCGAATCCTACTTCTTCCGCCATAATATCCTCTGTTGGTGTAGCGGTCAAACATACCCGCCTTTCAAGCGTGGAGAGCATCGGTTCAAATCCGATACGGAGGACCAAATAAGGACCATTAGCTCAGCTGGTAGAGCAGGAGACTCTTAATCTCTTTGTCGCAGGTTCGATCCCTGCATGGTTCACCAAAATAATGCTTGACTTTTGGTACTAAATAAAGTATTATAGTAATACGATAAAGTTTGGAGGTTAATATGCATAAGATTCTAATCGCGGTTGTAGCTACTCTTTCTCTTGCTGGTTGTACTGCTAGAGAGCAGCAGATTTTGGCCGCTGGTACTGTCGGTGCTGTTGCTGGTGCAGTCATTGCTAATGAGGTTAATCAGCCTCGTCCAGTTTATGTTGAAGAACGTAGACCTGTATATTACGAGGAACGTCGTCCTGTTTATGTAGTACCTCCTCGTCGGCCACAATGTTTCTCCACTTGGGAGAACACTCATCGTGGTATGGTAGAACGTAGAGTCTGCCGATAAAGTTTATTCGCTTGAACCCGAATAGGTATCGGGACCTGACTGTTAATCAGGCCACTGTAGGTTCGAATCCTACCAAGCGAGCCAAATATGCCCGATTAGCTCAGCGGTAGTAGCGTTTCCTTTACACGGAAAATGTCGGCGGTTCAATCCCGTCATCGGGTACCATAATTGTGGTAAGGAAAGCTTATGGAATACCACTCGCTGCAGCAGTGTGTATGATAAGGTCGGAGTAATTGACCGATAAAAGGAGAATGGGCAAGTTGTAGAGGCGGGAGCTAACCTACAACCAGATACCTCACCTGCCACAACGATATTGGGGACATAGCTCAGTTGGGAGAGCGACTGCCTTGCACGCAGTAGGTCTACGGTTCGATCCCGTATGTCTCCACCAAAATAGTTGTGGGTACGCAGTGTATATGAACCCTCCGAGCAATCACAGGCTGCTCGTTAATCCGATGCTGTGTGTGTGGTTACTGGTGACACTCCTAAGCTGTAGGAACCTTAATTAATTCGCTGGCATAGCTCAGTTGGTAGAGCAGTTGATTTGTAATCATCAGGTCCGGAGTTCGATTCTTCGTGCCAGCACCAGTTTATCGCGGAGTGGAGAAGTAGAATCTCATTTGGCTCATACCCAAAAGATCGTCTGTGCAATTCAGACCTCCGCAACCAATTGATCCTGTACGCATCTGGTGAGGCGACCCCGCTGTCTACGGGGTGAGGAGGGTTCGATTCCCTTCAGGATCGCCAATAAGGAACGTTTGATGAGAAAAATATTTTCTATAATTTTTATGTTGTTGTCCACTCAAGTATTAGCCGAACCATTGTGGAACAAAACCATTTGGGTTTATGTTTCCAGTTCTGTCGGAGGCACTAATGATTTGGCAACAAGAATCGTTATGGAAGAAATTTCTCGTAATATCAATGTTCCGATTGTTGTAACAAATAACAATACAGCTAGTGGGATCGTAGCAACTCATATTGTTGCCAACTCTCCTGCTGATGGCCATAGTTGGCTAAGTAATTTTTCTCAGTATACAACAGCTTCTTCTTATTTTGAAGGTAAAATCGATTACTCAAAATTGAAAGGTGTTGCTACTTTTTCTACCACAAATTTAGTTCTTGTTACCAACAACCAGTTTAAAACATTACAAGACCTTAAAAATGCTAATCGTGTTTTGTTTAAGGGTTGTGTTGGTAATGGTTCTCCTGGATGTGTATACAATGATTTGTTCGCGATTGCTTCAGGATTAAAGGTTAAAACTGTTAACTATTCTACAACTTCCAATATGAATTTGGATATATCGAATGGCGCTTTAGACTTTGCATTCAATCCTATTAATAATGTTAAAGGGTTGGTTGGGGAAAAATTAGTTAACATTCATGATATGAATTCATTGAAAGAAATAGGTTTTGATACAAAACTAACTTATTGGACTGGATTGTTGACTGGTGTAAATACTCCAAATGCCTATATACTTGAAATGGAAAAGCAAATTTATCTTGCTCTTCAGAAACAAGAAGTGTTAGATAAGTTTAAAAAAATAGATGTACAACCAATGTATATTGGATATGATGCTTTCAATAAGCTGATAGAAAACGAATTAGTAGTTTATGGAAATCTTAAACAAACAGTTGGGGAGTAGTTCAGTTGGTAGAACGCAGGTCTCTGAAACCTGATGTCCGAGGTTCGAGTCCTTGTTCCCCAGCCAATTGGTGCCAGAGCAAGACGGAAATGCGCAGGTCTGCAAAACCTTGAGAACTCAGTTCGACTCTGAGTGGCACCTCCAAACAAAAGGAATATGTTATGGAATTAGCTGAGATATGTGTTAGAGTAGGTTTCTGTAAATCAAAAACAGAAGCTCGTCGCCATATAGCTGCTGGTGCTATCAGGATTGATGATAAGAAAATAACTGATCCGAAAGCTCAGTTGTATGTCAATATGGAAAAGAAAACTTATTGTCTCGTTAGCTCAACTGAATAGAGCATCGCGCTACGAACGCGAAGGTTGGGGGTTTGAATCCCTTGCGGGACACCATTTATGCGGAGGTAGCTCAGTGGTAGAGCCTCACGTTGCCAACGTGATTGTCGTGGGTTCGATCCCCATTCTCCGCTCCATTAATGCCCGAGTAGTCCAATTGGCAGAGGCGCTGGTCTTAGAAACCAGATGTTGGGGGTTCAAATCCCTCCTCGGGCACCAAAATTACCACTTGACTTTAATTAATGTCTAGGGTATTATAAGAATATAATGAGTTTAAGGGTCAGTTCAGCAAACAACGAAAAATCTTTTTGCATACAAAAGACCAAAGTTGACCCTGTTAGTTTTAGATTGACCGTTCAGCAAAGATCAATAGATCAAGCTAGTAGCCCCTGGGCTACGTATTGGACTGGCTTTTATCTGGTCCTCCGGTGGTTGTTTTGAGAGGCGTCCACTTTAAAAAAATGAAAGTAGAAGTCAATCTGTTGAGTTTTAGGATCCGTCCAGCATTCTTGCCGCAAGGCACTTTTTTTGGGAAAGCAAAGGGATCCTGTTGAATTAAGGTTAGATACAGCAAAAAGCTGCATTTGAAATCGCGATAACAGCGAAGGCAATAGAACGGAGGCATCTGTCTATTGGGTGGTCGAGAGTCCTTCGGGACTGCCTTTATGGCGCAACTCGTAATAACCTGAACCTTTTCGGAGGATGGTGGACCACAATGATGCGACTAACCTGTTTAGTTTAGATTCAGTTCC